TCAACACTTCGACCATGTTCAAAAACATTAGCAATCATAGGGGCAGCTGTCTTTTTGCCTAAATGATTTATAAAATATCCATCTATAACCATAACTTTAGAATTTATAGCACCATCGGACGGTGTTTTATATGTTTTCGTTAAACGTACACAACGCGAAAAATTACTTTTCTTAAGGACATCTGGCATATTTTTCATGACGTTATTGTATACAACCCGACCACCGGCTTGGACCATTTCACTACAGATCCCATCTAAGTCTTTAAATATTCCTTCTAGTTCTTTAATAAACCGCGTTGGAAAATTGAATTCAAGTTTAGCCATTAATGTGTCACCTCTTTGCCTTGAATTTCAAGTTCAACATTAGATTCATTAATGTTATTTAAATATTCAATTGTGTAATTTTTACCATTAAATTCTATAAGCATGTCACGTGTTATAGTGACGTTAGGATATCTAATAGTAAAATTTGTATAAGCCTTTTCGAAATCCGTACCACTAGAAATTAAAGTAAAACCTCTAGTAGTTTTAACGTTAGCATAAGGCTCTAAAATTACAACTTTAGTTTTAGTTTGAAAACCGGCCGCGTCCTCAACAATTTGGACCTGATATATTTTTATTTTTTTGTTATATTTACCTGCGTTTATCATAATAAGTTCACCGAATGCATGTTTAATATCGACTCGACAACTTTATTTAAATTTTGACTATCAACGTACAAAGCGCGATTGTCCCACATATCCTGACATAAAACTAAAACTACAATTACAAAATCTTGATAATCGTCTAGCTCAGCTTCAGTGTGCCCTGTATATGAGCTTATGAATTTTTTGGCAACACCTAAAAGATTATTAAGAGCCGTGATATCAGAAGCTGTAGGAGCCGTCAAACGCAAAAATTCAGATATATCGGAAGTTGTGATATCACTAACTTTGCTAATATCGTTCATTTTTAGCCTCCTACATTAACAACCACCTGTGCGTATTGTGTAACGTCATAAGTATCATTAGTTGTTATTTCTAAAGAGCCTGTAGATGGATTTGGAACAGCCACAGTTGCCGTTGCATATTGAGCAATATCAATATCTGTACCGTTTTCAGTTAACTCAACATTGCCTGTTGGTTGAGGAACTGCCACATCGGCTTTAGCATACTGTGCAACGTCAATATCGGTGCCGTTTTCAGTTATGCTTTTAGTGCCTGTTGGTGTAATTAAAGTATACTCCTCGGCCAAGCCCTCGCTTATTAAAGCGGCTCCTTTTTCAGAAGTTGTTTCAAAAATCGAGCCAGCAGCAGGCGAAAAGAAAGCGCCGTTTAAATATTCAGTAAACGGCTTTAAAGCTCTAACGTACATTATTTTTTACCTCCTTTACTTTTTAAGGCCGGTTTACCTTTAACAACTTTTACGAAAGGCATAATATATCCGGCTTTAGTTAAATCTTTAATTAACTCAGGATCTGTTAACTCTCTGATTTCATCTTTATACATAGAAAAAGCCCCGCTAAACGAGGTTAAAGCTTTATATTTCATAAAATGGCCTCCTTTTAAGCGCTGGCCATCACTAGTTTTGCAATTTTTTGTGCATCTTCAACTTTAGAGTCAAACTCGAACCATCCAATTACACCAACGGCATGTTCATCGGCATATTTTTCACGTAAAACTTCAATGCTTAGTTCTTCGTTAAACTTAGTGGCAAGTCCTCTAAAATCGCCATAGAAAATTGCATTTTTACCTGCTGCCATGTTAGGCATATTATCAGAAACATAAACAGGTTTACCTAAAAGCGTTGTGCCAAATGGGCTAGAAACATCGTCGTTTAAGAGATAATACCCAGTTGTAGCTTTAAGGAGCCTTAATGCCGTCCTAGTTGCAGGTGACATAATCCAAATTGCATTTTCTTGGAATTCATCTTTAATTTTATCGTGTAACTGCACAACTTCGTCCGCTGTTACTGCTGTTTGTGCCGCGGCTGTTATGTAATTTGTTAACCCATAAAGTCCTAAAACTTTTGAAGGGGTAGTCGGCGGATTACCAGGTGTGCCATTTAAAAGCTCATTTTCTATAAATCTTTTAATAGCATAGGCCATTTCATCTACTACAAAAGCCACTATATCGAACTGTGAATTATTAATTAACGAGCGTGAAATTTTAGTTAAAGCTCCTGCCAAATAACCAGTTAAAGTAATAGAGTTAAATGTTCCTGAGGAGCTTGTAAGTGCTGAAAATTCATCTTTATAAGCAACAGAAATTGTTGTTGTGCTTGTGTCGTAATATGGAAGCTCTAAAGTGCCTTTAATATTGTATTTAGTCGAGCGCTCCAAAATAGGACAAATATCGTAAACTTTTTTAATTATTCTATTAGCAATAGTTGTTGGAACAACAGCACCATTGTCACCAAACGTCATGTTAGTGCGCTCGTTTGTAACTATGCCTCTAATATAATTTTCAAAGCAACGTGTTTCAGCCGCAGCTTTTTCATTACTATTTTCTACCATTTTTTTCTCCACATTATTTAAAGCTTTTTCTTCAATCATTGGCTTTTGTCCTTCGCTTTTAAAAAAGTCACTCATTTCAAGCATATCTTTAATTTTTTTAACGTTGTCACGGATTTCGGCAAGCTCGGCCATTTCGGCATCGGTTAATTCACGCTCTTCGGTTTTTGCCTTGTTTAAAGTTTCCTCGGCCCTTGTAATTAAATCATTTTTCTTTTCTATTAATTCTTTTTGGTTCATATTTTTATTTTCCTTTCGTTTTTTAAAATTTATTTCTTTTTAAATTTGCTTACATAAATCTTGCCTTGAACAACGGGCATTAGTTTTATTAATTCATCTATTTCTTCGTTAGTCATAGTTTTTAATAAATCTTCACGTTCTTTTCGTGAATGTTTTTCATTATCTATGCTTTTATATTTTTCTACTTTGTTCATATTTTCTCTAACATATCCTTCAAGTATTGATCTTTTACCTGTGCCACCAGTCTCTATAGTGCTGTCATTCTTCCAGTCCCATATACCAATTTGATCATATTTTTTAGCCTTTTTAATAGCGACAGATTTATCTTTAACATGAAAACTAATTTCAGGAGTACTTTGGAATTTTCCTGCACTAGCCACTTTGTCTGAACTGATATCAAGAAATTCATTAACTTTAGCAGCATATTCCTTAGGAGAATAATTATCTCCGATTCGACAAAATGTGACCTGATATCCACTATTATAACTCACTGGCTTTAAAGTTTTAACGTTATACGTACCATCAGGATATTTAGAACTAGAAAGTTCTTTAGTAGCTTTTTGATGCTCGGCCTGCGTATTTTCGTCAGCTTTACCACTACTATTAGAGCCACCTCCACCACCGCCACTAGCACTATTACTAGAGCCAGAGCCACTACTTTTACCAGAACTATTTCCTTTGCCGTTAGAGCTGCTGTTGCCTTTTAAAGGACTGGATCCGCTTTTACCAGATCCGCTGCTCGAACTACTACCACTAGAGCTGCCCCCACCGCCTCCACCAAAACTAAAACGCCCTGTTTTACTATCATGGTTTGGATTATAACGGGCTTCGATTTCGTTAGATATATTTTTAAGGTCTTCAATTAAATTTTCATATTTTGAATAATCAATTTTTGGTTTAATATTTTCGGGCACAGAAGTTTCTTTTTTATCATCGTTTTCATCTTCTGTGCCTTGACCTCTTTCAATTATCTTAATGCCGTTAAAAAACGGTTCAGATCTAAACTGCAAAGGTTTTTCATCACTACGGGCCGTTATTAAATTGCCTTCATAAGCAGGGGTCTTTTCGCGGTCTAAAATTGAAACTTCATATAAATCTAGATCTTTTACAGCTCTAGTAGGCATACCATTTTCGTTTGAATTTTCAACATCAACGTCCGAAAAACCAAATGACCATCCAATTAAATCGCCATTTCTAGCTTTTTCTATAACATCTTTGTCTGTAATAGTTGCTTTAGCTCTAAGGCCGATATTATCCTCTTCAAGCTCTAAATTTCCTTTTTTAGTCGAGCCCAAATCTCTAGACCAGTCGTGGTTTAGTAGTATATGAACATCCTCGTTGCGCTTTAAAGCCTTTTTAAAGGCACCTTTACATATACGTTCGATAAATTGTCCAACACGACTCCAAAGGGGCTTAGAATTGCGTTCAACGGCGTTTACGTAGCCTTCGATTTCAACTGAATCCTGCCTAATATTTACTTTTATGTTTCTCACCACCTTTCATATATTTTTTTGTGTTATAATTGGTGCGTTACAAAGACACCCTCTTAATTAAATAAAAAACCACGTGTTAAACGTGGTTTACTTTTTTGTATTTTTGCGTATAATGAAAGGTAGTAGAGATTTTCCGATTAATCTTTGCCGATTTTTATTATCACTATAAAAGAGCAGTTATTGAAAATAGCTGTCTTTTTTTTATGCAACGCTAAAAACCAAGCTACAATCTTTCGAAACACTTTGCTCATACTTACCACCTCCCCTTTTTTAAAAAATAAGTAAAAAAGATGTGAGAGTGGAGTAATACAGCAAAGATTATCCCTACTACCTAAACAAATTGTACCATAATTTTTCTATATTTTGAACACCTGGCCAGGATAAATCAGGTTAACGTTTTTTATGTTATTTTTACTAGCGATAGATTTTACTGTCGTGTGAAATCTTAAAGCAATTTCGCTTAAAGTATCGCCTTTTTTTACGGTGTAAAATATTTCTTTTTGTTCAGTTTTAGGATTTTCATTTTTTGCATAGCCGTTAAAACCGCCGTTTGTTATAACATTCGGAAAATCGATAAAAGCAACATCAGTGTCTACTTTTTGACCGTTATAGCTGCCACTATCGCTGTTTTGCCATAGATGAAAACCGTTAAAATTAAATTCAGGTTTATTTTTATTCCAACAAGCAACCCATTTAGTAAAATCGTTTAATCGAGGTGTATCTAAATAATTTTTAAACCAGTCAAGCGACGCATAAACGCCGACATAAAAACCTTTGCTTTCTAAGCATCTACAAAAATTTATAACAGCGTTAGTAACAGCATTTTTGTCTTTAAGCTGCCAATGAGGCTCTTCTACGTCGATATAAACGGGGTATTCAAATTTTTTGCCTTTAAGGCAATTTTCATAAAAAAACTCGGCCTCTGCCCGGCCAAAATCTGCATTATCGGCACATGAATAATAATATGCACCAATGTTTATGCCGTGTTGTTTAGCTTGATTGTAAAAGTCTTCAAAGCAGTTGTCTTTATTTTTGGATCGGCTCTGGCCATAACCAGTATAACCACCTCTTAAAATAGCAAAGTTAAATCCTCTATTTTTAAGATCACTTAGATTCATTCCTTTTTGCCACTGTGAAATATCAATGCCTTTAACTTCCATAATTTTTTAACCTCTATTTCATTAAATTTTTATATCCGCTATAAAAACCGCACGCGCTTAGACCATAGACAATGCCGTTAAAAAATCCTGTTAAAAAACCTTGCTTTAATAAAACGCCGTCCATTAAAACGCCAAAAAATATTCCAAGTGCGATATCTATTAAAGGAATATATTTTTTATCGATATTAAAATTTTTAAGAGCTTGCACTAAACTGATGATTACACCAACGACTGTAGCCGGTGTAATTAAAGACTGCGTTAAATTAAAATCCATTAAATCACCTCCTTAAGTTATAAAGAGCTGTTGCCACTTTCTTCAAACGCAGTATCTATTTCTTTATCCTCTATGACTTTTTCCATCTTTGCCTGTGACATAACGTTTGTATTTGGCGTGTAATATTGATGCGTGTTTGTATCGTAAAGGACCGCACCCAGGCCAACGTTAACAACGTCTAGCCCGTCTATGTATTCCATGTTTTCGGCTTTTCTTATTTCATTGATCGTCATAAAACTACTTTCCTTAGCAAGCTTATAGGCCTCGTAGCGCTCTTTTATGTTTGCTTTAATAATCTCTTTAACGTCAAATTCAAAAAATAAATTTTTCTTTTCTTTTTCGAGCAATAGATCTCTATTTAAAGCCGTTTCGAAAGCTTTAATTATCGGATAAATTGCAAGCTTAAATGTTTCGTAAAAATCAGGTTTTATATGAAAAATATCGTTTATCTCTTCTTGCAGGGTCTTTTTACTTTCATTAAGCTGCATTTCTACTGATGAATTGCTAGCCTCCTGAAATTCAAGGCCGTTGTTAAGTACGACGACATTACTTTCATTGTTAGCGTAAAGATTTTGCCATGCGGTTTTTAGGACGTTAATTTCATCTTGCCCGAGCTTTCTAATAGATTTTAAAAAACCTTTTTTATTGCCGCCGCTTTTTACTAAGCCAAGTTGATAAATTAACGTTTGATACGCTGTTTCTAGTGCTTTAGAGAGCTCCTGTGTAACACCTATGCCTGTGGCACCATCGGTTGTTTTTCTTAAAAGTTTAATAAATTCATAGGGCTTGTACTCTTGTCCTTCGACTAAAATTACATAATCTTTAAATATTGGCTTAAAATTTTTTATTACAGATATAAAAATATCTTTTACGTAAAAAAGCCCCGTTACACGATTTCTAAACTTTCTTATGTACGCATAACCGCCTTTGCCCATTAAATAATCTTCTACGATTGCCTTTTTAAATTGAAAAGGGTCTAGTGTATCTCCTGTGTCATTATTTAATAGACGCACACGCGGGTCATTGTCTTGCTCTTCGACTTTGCCCTGTTTATATTTGTAAAGTTTTACAGGCATAGACGCGATAGTACTAGATATTAAATCTACAGCACCTGCAACGGCGGGCAATGTTAAAGCTTTTTCACGTGTAATAGTCTCACCTTCTATTAAAGCCCTTAAAAGTGGGTCGCTAACAGGTGGAGTAATAGGTATATCCCTTTTTCGTAAATTTTCTTTTTTTCTATTTTTTTCGAAAAACTTTAAAAAATTCAAAATATTAACCTTTCTACCATAAAAACGATTTATGGCTTTTTTGTATTTTTTTGTACAACAAAAAACTTTTTATTTACTTTTTTCTTTTTTACTCCACGCATAAATGCCGCGTATGGCTAATAAAAAGTAGATAAAAAAGAGTGTCATTTGCGCATATTCTCCTATAACAGCAAATCTTATTACCATGTATAAATTTGAAACTATCCAAAAAGCAAAGCCGTATTTGTTTTGTTCGGCGTTTATCACCGTTCCAATTAAAGCAGCTGCTGACATTACCCAAGATAAAATTGTCCAGACCATAAAATTTACCCCCTTTAAATTGTTTGAACTACAAAATCCATCTGGTTTAAAATTACATCTTTTTCAAGCAGATAAATTGCATTTATTAAACTCACGACCATGTCTACTTTTCCTTTAGATTTTTTCTTTGTTACATAAAGATTTTTGTTCGTGTCATAAGTGCATTTAGCGTTTTGAAAATTTATTTCTAAAAGTTTATTTTCTGTATATTTAAACTCACCTTTAAGTATTTTTTCTTTTAAAAGCTTGGTGGGTGGATGCAAAACACTTGAATGCTGTTTTATTTCAACCAAATTGTACCCCGCTCTTTCAAGTTTTTGCGCCGTTGACATAGCATTCCAACGGTCGTATCCTATAGCTTGTATTTTTACTTCATATTTTTCTTCGAGACCCATTATAAAATCTTCAACGACACTATAATCAATCACTCTATCACCACAAGCTATTATTTTTTCATTGTTTTTTGAAAGCTCAAAATAATCTACACGTTCTGTAATAGTTTTTTCTTTTATCCGGCCTTCTGGGATAAAAGCAAAACTATCAGCTAAAATATTTTCGTCATCGTCTATTGACACCATTGAAACGCTAGTGTTATCACTGCATTCTGATAAATCAAATCCTACGTAAACTAATCTATCTTTCCAGTTTATTCCAGCAGTTTTACATTTTCTTAAATCGTTTACATCAATAAACGACTCCGTTCCTGTGCCTTGATAAATAATATTACAATGTTTAGTTACAAAATTTTCACGTGAACTTTCAACGGCGATTGCATAAGCTCTTTTTTTCTTTAAATCGTCAAAAATTTCGGGATTTTCTAAAGCCACTGGGTTAGCTTGTTTTAATATTAAATCGTCGGTTTCCCAACCTGTCGTTTTATCAGGCTCGTATAAAAGACTGAATCTAGTTTCATCTTTAATTGTTCCATCTAAAACTTTTTTAGAATATTCAACTTCATCCTCAAGCGGGTTATCGATTGTAGGATACTTAGTGGATACTATAAAACCTAGCTTGTTTAGAATATTTAACTGCCCCGACCTCATAGCTTCAATCGCATAATTGCTTGGCAGTGCTCCAACTTCATCGGCTATAAAAGCACTTGGCAGTCTACCGTCCATTCTGCTAGTAGAATAAGAAAGTGGGATATATTGAATTTGTGTGGGTTTAAATAAAATATAATCTCTTAAAATTTTAAATCTTTTTGAATTTTTAAATTCGTAAACCAACGGGCTAGACCTGATCGTTTCACTAATAGCTTCACGTATTTCTTTAGATAAAGCACCATCAGGAGCCACAGAATAAAATTTACTAAAACGAGGCTCCGTTAAAAAAAGTAAAATAAAAACCGTGGCTATAGTGTAAGTTTTAAAATTTTTACGGCATATTTCTAAAACCCCTGTTTCATATTTGCGTTTTTCGGGATTTTCTTTATATACAGTACATAAAATAGCAATATAAAAAAGCCACTGATGCCCGTTAGTGCATTCATAAAGAGTTTTACCAGCTTTAAGGCCTTTAGGCATTATCAGCAATTTTAATATATTTTCTAGTTTTTTTATTTTTTTATCGCATACGATATATTTGTCATTATCACCTTCACAAATTTTTATAAAATCCTTCATTTGTAAGCGGACAAATTTCGGTGTGGTTTTTAAATCGACCGCTTTTTTACAAAATTCATAAGCTTTATTATTAATCGTTTTCATCTTCACCGTTTATCATTTTTAATAAAGGATCTAGCTCTTCAGGTGTTTCCTCTACATTAAAACTTTTTATAATTTTTATAAGCGTAGCCACTGTTTTATTTGCAATATCTGTTGTCTTGTTATACTCTGCAACGGCAGGATTCGAATATAAATTTTTTCTACCTTTTACATATTCTTTACTAACAAGCATACCCTCTTCTTTCAGGTTCTTTTCAAGTTCATTTAAAATGTTTAGCTGCACTTGATAACGTTTAAATGTAGTAATAAAAAAGAAGTTAGACTGGACTCCGCTTTCCTCGGCAATTCTAATTATTTCCTTTGCCTGCTCATTTAGATTTATTTTTTCCATTTTTTCTCCATTCATATATTCCATAAAGTGCAAACACTAGTGATGTTAAGTCTAAAAAAGCTCTGCCATAAATTCCTTTGCTTAAATCTAGTATCATCCAAAATATTTCGCTTGCTGACCAAATATAAAAACAAGCTATCCTCTTTTTAGCATTTAAAAAGCTGCCTAACAGAGAGGCAGCTGCTAATATCCATGTAATATCAAAGTTAAACGTTTATTTTAATTCTCCTTTTATTTCATGGGTTTACTTCCTACTATCCATAAAAGAGTTTTTTGCTCTTTATAATTTAAATTGTTTTTAAGCCACCTGTATGCCTTTGCTTCATAATTTGGGTGCAATTCTATGTTCCCAATAGACTCCTTCACTCCAACTTCATATTTGAAGCCTTTAGTGTGGAATAAATCAATCATAGTATAGCTTTGTTTTATTTCGTGTCTTTGAATCGTTTGCTGAATAAGTTTATCTCGGTTTGGGGCGGTACAAACTAAGTATATATTTTTTACTTTTTTATGAAATTTATGTAGTCCAATTATAACTCCTATGGTTGTGATCCCGCTCCCACAAGTAATTACAAGATTATCTAGTTCATCGGGAATATTTTTAACTTGATTGCTAACAGCACTTAAAAGAATATCTGAATAATTTATAATATTAAACCCATAGTCTACCACGAACAATTTTTCTTGTTGCGCGATCTTTTTTGCTTTGTTGTAAAGTATTTTATGGATCCCACTTTTGCTTATAATTCTTATCTTTGCTTTGTAGTGCCTGCATATAGTAGGCATTCTATAAAGTTTTAAACGCTCATAAGTTGTACCCCCATAACAAATAATGCATTTCATGCCGAAATTATTAGCAACTGCTGCTGTTATTGGCGCTTGTGGTGAATATATACTACAGCAACTAATAACCCCGTCAAAATTTTTCTTAACACTTTCTACTAGCATATAACATTGCCGCAGCTTGCCGCCATTTACGGTGTTTTCCCCAAATGGCTGAAACAGGTCATCTCTTTTAAGATATAAACCTTCATTCAATTCTACCGGAGTTAAACCATAAGGACTTTTTATCAATGATATTTCCTCTTTTATTTCTTTTTGTCAGTTAATATCTCTTTAAAATATTCCTCCTTGTTTTTGTATTCATTAATTATAAAATCTTTAAACGTCATGGATTTCAATCTTGACCAAGCCCCTGCTTGCTGATAAATACTTGCACAAGATGTAGCTGGGACCTTTTCCATCGCTGGTGTAATTTTAAATTCACCGCCATTGATAATATGATTAATATTGAATGAATTGCCTTTAAATCCTTCAAGCCCGTCTATCCCACAGCAACAAAGATCATCGCCCATTCTTCGTAATCTATTTTCTCCACTATAAAACTTCATTCCTAACTTATGAGCTTTCTCTTTAATTTGAAGCACTTTAGGCTTTAAAGCTCCTATGGGGTATACTGAATCTCCTCCAACTCTTACCAATCCTTTTTTAGCTTTCTCAAATTTCATTCCTTCAACAATAACTCCATAAGCACCAGCTTTAGCAAATTTGTCTAGACTGTTCATAATTGAATCATGGTATTCAATCATGTATGGCTGTATACGTATATTTACTCTTTTATGCGGAGATATTTTTTTAACAATTTCTAGCCGTTCAGCAAATCTCGGTGCACCTTGCTCGATAATATCAAATTCAGGGCAAACTAAAGAAATTTGTACCACACAATTACATTGCTTGATTAAATTTAAATATTCATCGGCGGCTATCAATCTTCCTTTTGTTGAAACGACAAATGGATATTGGGTTTTTACAAATACTTCTAAGCATTTATAGCTTTCTTTAAATTTTTTTTCTACAGGTTGAAATGGGTCAGACATTCCGCCCCAATGTAGCGGAATATTCCAGTCACACCACCTCGTTCTTCCTTTTCGTTTGCCTTTGATAAAATTAATTAATCGTTGGTGAGTACAGAATACTTTTACTTTTTTCATGTCATAGTTTTTTTTAGTAGCAAAACAGTACTTACATTGGTGTGTACAACCATAATAAGTATCAAATCTTATTGGAAGGTCGCATAATAAAACTTGTGATCCACAAGTAGGCATGATTACACCTCTAATAGATTTTTTATTATATAGTTTGCAAGCGCACTGGATTCATGTTTATTTATCCAGTTTTGTATAGCTGTTTTATATTTGCTTGGAAAAGAAATCGTAACATTGTAAATTTCTGACATTACATCGCGCTTTTCAAAATTATCATCGTTATATAAATTATTTAAAATATCTTCGTTGTTTTCATATTCGTTAAATCCAAAATCTTGCATATCTAGATTTATTTCGTCTAATTCAATATAAAGTTTTTCATAATCCCACGTGGAGTATTCAGAGGCTTTATTGTCAGCAATCCTGTAGGCTTTTATTGCATCTTCTGTTAAGTCATCAGCCCTTATAATTGGAACAGAATCTAAACCTAAGCTTTTCGCTGCTTTTAGCCTTGTGTGCCCTGCTACTATGACGTTATTTTTATCAACTACAATTGGCACTTTAAAACCAAATTCTTTAATCGAGTTTGCTACATATTTAACGGCTTCGTCATTTATTCTTGGGTTGTTTTCGTATGGTTTTATTTTGTCTAAAGGAATATATTCAATTTTCATTTCTTTCATAAATTATTAAACCTTTTTAAATATAACTACTAAAATATCTTAACTGTTAACAAAAAAATGGAGCGTATGGGCAGGATTTAAACCTCCATTTTATTAATGAATATAATATGTTTTTTATTAAACTACATACGCATATAAATATTAATTTTTAGGATACGGTTTACCTTTTTCTAACAATTTTTCTCTTAAAATTTTATCAAATACAAAAATATATTTGTGTTTACCTTTTGTAATTAATTGTGTAGCCCTGGGGTCTATATATTTTCTTACCGATTCAATATTAGATTTTATTCCCATCATACCAGCAATACGAGCGTGATGTTTTTTACCGTGAAAAATATAAGGACCTTTTTGATTTTCATTAATTTTTCCTAAATATATCCAATTTGTTGCTTGATATATTATACCAACGTGATTTTGATCTAAATCAGCATAACTTACTATCATTTTTATATGTGGTACCATTTTATGTAGTTTACGTAATGACATTGCTACGGCTTGGCTTGTTTTTTCTTGTTTGCCGTTTAAAGCCACCCTTGTCAATTCTAAAATTTCTCCTTGGTATAAACCAAACGGGCTCCCAATTTGCGGGTTCGAACCTCGGCCATACATAATTACCCCACACCACTCATTTTTATTATTAAAAATGTTAAATGAATATCTTGGGATAGGCACAGTTTTAGCATAATGAAATTTCATACAAGCATATCTTACTGCCTTTTTTGATGCTATGTTAATTTTCATATTTTTTCTATATACACGGTCGCTTTCGTATTTTTTAATAAACTTCTAAATTCATTTTCTATTTCCCACCACTCTTTATAACTTGGAAAGGAAATTCTAACTACAAACTTTTCTTCATCATCGTTTTTCTCTTTTTCGTTTTTTTCTAATTCATCAAAATTTGGTTCGCTCATATTAAATTCATTAAAACCAAATTCATTCATGTCAAAATTTATATTTTCTAATTCAACATTTAATTTATCTAAATCCCAAAAAGATTTTTCGGCGACTTTATTATCGGCTATTCTAAATGCCTTTATTTGGTTATCTGATAAATTATTTGCACGTATACACGGAATTGTTTCAAGTTTTAATTTTTTTGCAGCTTTTAATCTTGTATGGCCAGCCACAATAACATTATTTTTATCAATTACAATAGGAACATTGAAACCAAATTGTTTAATTGAATTTGCTACATATTGAACAGCGTCATCGTTATTACGCGGATTATTTTCATAAGGTATTATTTTATTTAAATTCAAATATTCAACTTTTATTTCGCCCATAGATTATAAAAACCTTTCAAAATATTTTTATAAAGTTTTATTGCTTAAAGATCTATGATTTTCCAAAAAACCATAGAATTTTTTTTTTGTGTACGGAAACCCTCGCGGAGTCATTTTATATGTTGTTTAAAGGGTTTGCTTTAACCCAGGGGGGTGTTTTTTTATATAATGCAAAACTTTCTTACTTATCATTCCAATTTCTGCCATTTGGTGATGCATTTTGCAAAGGCAAATTAAATTATCTATGTCATAAGCTAGATCAGGTTTTTCTTTAATTTTTTCTATATGATGCGTTTCTATATTATCCGCGTTTAAAACACCGTTTTTAAGACATACAGCGCAAAGATAATTACTATTTTCTTTAACATATTTAGAGGCTTTAACATAACTTCTTTTATTTCGTATTTTAGCCTCGGCTGAATTATCTCTAGTAGATTCACGACCGACATTACACTTAAGATTAAAGTCGTGTATTTTTCCGCATCTAGAGCAAGATTTAAACATTATTTACACCTGCGAACAAAATATTTGCAGTCTAATTTTACTACAACAATTTTCCGAATTTTTCCGAAATTTTCCGTTTTTTTCCTTAATTTTTAGATTTTATTTTTTCAAACAATTTTGTCTTTATGTTATTTAAAATGCTGTATACAACCGTTTTTTGATAACTGATAGTATAGCTAATTTCACGTGCACTTTTTTTATCTAGAAACCAAAGGCAATAAATTATATCTTCCAGATCTCTACTTAGGCGCAATTCGTGTTCTTTAGATTTAAGCATTTTATTTCTAAGTTTCAGCATACGATTAACTTCACGAGAACGCTTTTCGATACAAAGTTTTTCTTTAAGCTCTAGATAGACATCAAACCATTTTTTTATTTCATTACTTTGTATTTTATCCTTTGAAAATACAGGAGACTTTGGCTGAGTTATTCTAAATATTTTTTCGTTTTCAGCTAAAATATTTTCATAATCTTTTTCTAATTCACGACACTTATTTTTTAAAAGCTCATAACTTTGATAAACCAAATTAATCTCCTTTAAAATACGTGTATAAAATAACAACTATCAAAAAAACTGAATAACCTATAACAAAAATCCAAGCAAAATCATTTAAAGACATGGGTTAACACCGTTTTTTATTTTTCTTTTTTTGATAATATTTTTCGAAAATAATAAACATTTTTCTATAATAAAAAAATAATATATTTTATATTTTACACAAAAATATAATATAATAAAACAAGTCTTAACGTAGCATTCCGTTATTACAAAAAAGACTAAACCTGCCGCAGACGAAAAACCTTTTTTCAGTAAAAAACGTCATACATAGCTCCAAAAAGCGGCAGTTTTTTTTAAATATAATCACATCTTTTTATATTATTTTTTCTATAGTCATTTTCTAAAGAGCTGTTAATAAAAGTAAAAAAGCAAGAATTATGACACATTTCGCAAATACGACCTGAAATAGATTCATCTATTTTATCCAGGTCATCAATAGAAAGCTCACTAGAAAAAATTGTATTTTTTTTAGTCGCATAACGTGTATTAATAATTTCATAAGCGATATTTACTTCTTGTTGTGTAGGAGCTTGAAAATCTTTTTTTAAATTTTTACCTGTTTTAAAAAAATCGTCGATATAAAGTATTTCTACGCTTTTTAAACGATAAATAAAAGAGCCGTATTTATTTTCGTTAAAGATTACACTTTTGAGCTTTGTAATTTCATCTCTCCAAGGCATATAATAAACGTCACGATTTTTTTTAAGGAGTTCAATTATTATAGACGTACAAATATGGGTTTTACCTGATCCACATTGACCACCTACATAAAACCAAAAATTTGAAATACAATTAACAAATTCTTTAGCTTTTTTTAAAAGCCTTTTTTGCCAAGTTGTTTTTGCTTTAAAATTTTCAAAATTTTTATTTTTAAAAGTGTCACCTAAGCCGATTCGTTTTAGGGTATTAATTGTTTTTCTAGTCTTAACACAAACACAGGGCTTAAATTGTTCATACCCGTCTTCGGTTAGATACAAAAATCCACCACGGTTTTTACATTTCGGGCAATTGAAGTTGTCATATTTAATTAAATTACCTTGCCTTTCATTAAACTTTGCAATTTTCCACTCCTCACGAGTTTTATATTTAGATTTTTCAAATAAAAGCTTGTTATATGTATCTTTGTGCTTATTTATTATTTCCTCTCTTTTTTTACTCCAATCAGCGAGTAATTTTTTCAATATTCACCAGCTCTTTAAAATTTATTTTTAGTTTTTTTAGTTTATTTTGCGTTTAAATGCGTTTTAAGCGTTTTTTATGCATCAAAGGTAATTTATTATTAATTTTATATTTTCATTTGTTGTAGAGCTTTTTATAGGCCTTTATGAACGTTTTAAAAAGAAGTCAAAACCAAAAACAATTTTCTCTACGTTCATTTTCCATTCTTTTTTGTTCTTCAAGAGCAGCAGCAATATCCTCGTTTGTAAAACCTACACTATCATTAATTTTTTTAATAAATTCTTTTTTTTCTCTTTCTGTCTCTTCATATTCCTCTGGTGTCAATTCACGTTGATCTTCAGGTGTATTACCGATAATGAAAGATTTATAAAATTCTTGTTTTTTTATTTCATCGTTTCTTTTTCTTTCAAGTTCTTTTTTTGCGTCTGGTGTTATATCAAAAGTATCCATAGTTTTTAAATACTCGTCGATGTTATAACTGGTGTTTTGACTAACAGGAGAATATTTTTTTTGTATCTCTTTTAAAGGGTAAAACAAAGGGTAACCGCCTCTAATCGAGTATTGAACAATCTTTATTTTTTCTTCATTGTTATTAGCAAGCGAATCTAAATTTTCGAAGCAGAGTTTTAGAGCATAGTTATTCAGAACAGCCCTTTTCCTTTTTCTAGTTATTAAATACTGCTTTAACGCCAAACGAAGATCTTCATTTTGAGAATATTCTTCAATTAGGACGTTAAAAGTTTTTTCATTTTCTTTTTTAGAAACTTTTTTTGGTTCGAAAATATTTTCTTCGTTTTTTGTTTCTTCGTTTTTTAAATTTATTTTTTCAAAAGAAAGTTGTGGAGGATCTTCCTTCTTTCTTTCTTTCTTATTTATTAAATAATTAGTTTTATTATTAGTTATATTAGGACTTATTTTGCGGCTACCTAGCCGTAATTTGCGGCTACCCCCCTGTAAATTATCCCCACCTAAACGAAAAAAATTTTCATCTTCTAAATTTTCTTCATCAGAAAATAAATCGTTTTTGTTTTTATTTTTTGAAAGCGCACGATATTTGCAGTGTTTTTCATTATTTTGAAACCAAGTCTGTTTTTCTAAATAACCATTTTCAACTAAACGATTTAAAATTCCTTGTATTTTATCAAGCGAACATCTCAACCACTCAGCCAAATATTTTCTTGTTCCTGTAAACCATTGACCCTCTACAAATTGTGTAAAACCGTATATAATTGAATACACAGCTAGTTCACTAAAATTTAATGGAAAATCATAAGCCCAGCCTGGGATTTGCAAATAATTCTCAGGTTTAATATAATTATAGGTTTTTTGTTTTTCTTTATTTTTTACCTCATTGCAAATATTTTTTCTATTTTCTATAATTAAATTGTACATTTTATATTTTCGCTATACAAAAGTTTATGTTTTGTATAATTTTAAACCTCCTAAAAAAATATGTATTTTAATAAAATTTTTTTTAACAATGTTCTTTTTTTGTTAATAACAGAGAACTTTGTTTTTTTTACATTTTTTTGAAATTTTTTATTGTAAAAAGTAAAAAAATTTCTTACAATGTAAATACAAGTTCATCTTTTACAAGTTTTTATTTTTTTGAGTCCTCCGTTTTATTAAATTGTTTCGCGACTATTATTTTAACGGAGCTCTCTTTTTTTTAAAAGTCTTTTTTACTTTTTCTCTTTTATTTGGTAAAATATATTCAAATCGAATGTTTCTAATCCCCCGTTTTTTCGGGGGCCGTCTCTTTTAAAGAAAGTTTTTTTATTTTTTATAAAAAATGTTGCATGAAAAAATAGTTTTTTTTACAATAAGAGTTAAGGGCTGTTTGTTTAACAATTTCCTCCTTTATAAAATATATAAATTTTTTTCTCCGTTCTCAACAAACGGAGTTTTTTAATACACCTCTTGTATTTTTATACCATGCTTAAATAGCATTAACTTTCTTTTAATCGAATAAACAGGCGTTAACGTCTTTTTAGAGCCCTTGACGTCCTCTACTATGATTATCCTTTACATCTTTATAAACAAAGTCAGCCACATAATTACATGAACGCTCGCCTTTTTGTTTTGGAATTAATTCAAATTTAACCTGTGTTTTTAAGTCATGTATAACGCCATTTTCTTGTAATAAAAGTAAACTTGAATATCTATTAGCTTCTTTTTTACTATCAAACGTTATTCCATTAATTTTTATTTTTTTATTATTAAATTTACGCTTAGTCAAAACGGTAGGTCTTCTTCTGATAAAGTTTGATAAGGCTCTTTTTTGTTATTTAACAGGTCAACGTTTTCTACTAGTACAAAAGTTTTATTAACTTTTTTGCCTTCATTGTCTTCATATGAATCTGTTTGTATCCTGCCCGAAATACCAACTTGGTCACCTTTATGTACGTACTTTTCTATAAGCTCTGCACGGGCTTCCCACGCTGTGCAGCGGATAAAATCAGCCGTTTGCTTTGCATTTTGTTTAGCCTCCTTGCTTAGACCACGGTCAACCGCAACGGTAAACTTAGCAACTTTTTTATAATTAAATTCATTTACATCAGGGTTAAAAGTTAATCTTCCAACGAGGCACACCTTATTCATATTTTTCCCCTTTTAGATATTTAGTCATTTTTATTAAATCTTCAGATTTTAGGTTTTTAAAATCTCCACCGAATTTTTTAGACAAAATAATTTTTAACTCACTTGGCTCAAATGAATTTTTTTGGCAATATTCTTCGACTGTTTTTTTAAACTCACTTTTAGCGTCTAGTTTTTGCGTTGTTTCGTCATAGTCACTATCTTTAGTATCATCTATCGCAAAAAGGCCATTTAATGCATATTTACGAGCATAACTACTAGCACAACCCGTTATTTGACTTGCGTCCATGCCTTTTTTATTGTCCTCTTCTCTAGCATACGCGGTAACATTTACACTTTTTTCATCCTCGACATCTGTAAAAACCGCATTTGCTTTTATGTAGCTTTTTCCATTAACTTCTACTATTTCGTCGCTTATTATAATTGTGGCTTTTTGCTCTTTAAGTATCGGTTTTAGAGCTTCTAAAATGTCCTCACAATTACGATATTTATATCTACCAAAGCTGTTATATTGATTTTTAGGTGCTTTAAGTTCATTTTGAATTTTTAATAATTTTGTTTGAACGCTCATAAAAACTCCTTTATCTAATTGTTATGTATTCAGACTCAACTAAAGCCGCGCCTTCTACTTTTTCACCACCTTTTAAGTGCTCGCGTAAATCTTTAACATTAACTTTTGGTTTTTGAGGCAATAAAAACTCTTTAGGTATTTTTTCTTCGTCAAGTACTACGGCTTTAAAGCTTTTACCAACACGTAGCTTAAAAGTACCAACATTCATCCGTTTAACGCCTGTATAATTTACGAACTCTAATAGGTTGTTTTTTATACGCTCCAAATTATTTTTCATTGTGCGCATGCGCTCTTCGAGTCTATCTTTTTCTCGTTTAAAAGCCTCTAAGTCGCTTTCTAGCTGCTTTTGTACATAAACGCAGCCTTCTATTTTTTTATCTACTTCTAGGCCTTTTAATGAATCTTCAAAAATCTGTTCATCAATTTGTTCTCCTTCAAGCATTTCGCAAAGAAATTTAACTTCGGGGGCCATTTCATAAAGTGTAGCCATGTTTAATAAAACCTCCTTCTGTATTCTTCGAAAAATTTTTTCATATCAATATCTTTTTCTTCGAATAAAACATCCGTTGAGATTTTATAGTGCTTGGCTAAACATCTTGCTTCAACAACGTTAAAAAAAGACTCTCCAACTAATTTTTTATAACATGCAGAAACGCTTGTGCCTATTATCTTTGATATATCTTCTATAGTTTCTTTATTAAAACTTTTTAGGAAATTTAATACTGGATATTTATTTTTGGTTTTAATTTGCAAAATTTTTCCTCTAAAAATAAAAATATTATTTATATTAGCACTACTTTAATTAAAAACAACTATATTTTTTTGTTTTATATAATATTTGTTATATATAAACAACAAATACTATTTATCGAAAAATAAAAAATTTACTAAAAAATGAATAAACATTTTTTATTTACGAATTTTTTCTAGACAAAAAAATTAATAAAAAAACTAATTTTTATTAAAAAAGGAGATTTTATTTTTTAAAAAACAAAAAGCGTTTTTTTTGTTTTTTGCTTAACGCATTTACAAGATTTTTTTGAAGCTCTATTACCATATTTTGTAAATTTATAACTTGGTCTTTTAAGTCGTTATTTTCTTTTTTTAGCTCATCTATTAAATTTTCCGGATAAAGGACATTTACGTGACATTTTTGTTTTGAATCTAAAAATTCAACTGCTTTTTCATTGAGCATTAAATTTCTTCCTTGCTTAAAAATATTGTCACCTAAATATTCCTTATAACGTTGAATTTGTTTTTTAACAGCATTATAAGAGACATTTCTCGTGTCAGAGTACTCTTTTAAATTCATTGTAAAATATAACCTAAAAGCCTTTCGTGTTTTTTTTTAGTGAAAATCCCTTATTAAAATTTTTAATACTTTCAAAAGGTGATATTCCCATAAAAAAATAACACAAGGCTATTTTCTAGTCAAAAAATGTCGAATCTATGTACTGAATAGGTTTAAATGCCAAGTGACTTACAGAGTAACAAGAGTGACACATAGGCATGTATTTTTCATTACCACCAAGCTCTATTTGTTCACCTTTTTTTACAACTTTGCCGTCATTAACTTTAAGATTTAAAATTGCTTTTTTACCACAACTACAAGGCGTCGGTATTTCTCTTATACAGTCTGCTAGTTCTAAAAGGCGTTTACTGCCTTCAAATAGATAGCTCATAAAATCCGTTTTAAGGCCATAACACATGACAATGCAGTGTTTGTCTGCTAGATTTCTTAATTCTTCTATTTGTTTTATAGTAAAAAATTGTGACTCGTCTGTTATTATGACGTCGTACTTTTTTAAATCAGATACTTTTTCATTAAACGTTTCATCTTTTTTTATAGTTATAGCTTCGTCCTTAAGCCCGATTCTGGATTTTAATATTGTCTTGCCGTCTCTACAATCGAGTGCCGGCTTAGCAAGTAAAACTCTTTTACCATGTTCCTCGAAAGTAAACTTTTTCATTAAAGCTATAGCGGTTTTACTAGAGCTCATAAGGCCGTAGAAAAAGTACATTTTCATAAAACGTAACAACCCCACTGACAAAATTCATTTGAAAAAGATTTTTTAACATAAAACGCTCCTTTAAGCATATAAAAATTTTTTTACATTTTATGTTTTAAGATAAATTCAATAAAAAATACTTGTTTTTTTATGAGTGTTGCGTTATAATAATAAATATATCAAAAAATTTTCTACACACTAAACTTAAGACTTAGATTTGAACTTATTAACACCTTAAGATTAGTGTTATTTAAATTTTTTATTATGGAGTTATTCTTATGGAAAATGAAAACATCACAAATAAAGAAAGATTAAAACAGAAGTCACGAGACATTAGAGTTTTATATTTAAAGGGTAAAATTACAAGGAACGAAGCAAAAAAAGAATTAAAAGATTTTATAAAATATTATAATGAAACTGCTAAGAAGTTAGCAAAAAAATATGACATGAAACCTCATAAATTTTGCTTTGCATCTTTTATGAGATAATTTTTTTATCAAGTGAAAATAAAATTTTTCATTTAATTGCTAAAACTTCTAAAAAAGATGCAACTGATAGAATTAAAATTATATTTAATAAATCAAAAGATATGTTTTTTCTACAAGATTTAAATCCTTTTTGCTTTATTTCAAATCTTAAAATAGTAGAACTAAATACGCTATACAAAAAACCGGCGGATTCGAAAATAATGAAAAGCCAATAAACTATTCCAGTTGAAAAAAAACTTGAAAAACCGATTATAAAAAAAATAATTAATAAATTTAAGATACCTAAAAAACCAAATGTTAAACAGTTTAATAAGTATAAAACAAATGCTACAGCATAATTGTGCACAAAAATAGTTAACCAATTTTCTATGAAATTACCGAGATAAAAATCTAAGAAAAAAAGTGCTAACGGTGTGCCTTCTTTTGTGTTGTTGGTTTTACCAAAAAAGAAGCCCATTAAAAATGCACTTACAGTTGAAATTATTTGAAGTGCAAAAATAATATTTAATAATTTATTTTTTTTCATTTACAGGTATTTTTTTAGCAAATTTTTTATTATAAAGAGTTAACAAAAACGTTATAACAGACACAACTGCACATCCAATTGCACCCTCGATACAATTTTCAAAAAAAGATGCAATTGAAAATCCTAATAAACAAATAGAACAAGGAAAGCCAATTAAATACACAAACCTTCTGTTATTCCATTTATACATTTTTGATTCTACTTTTAGTTTTATGTTAAATATATGAAACAAAAAAGCACAGAAAAAGGCAAAAAATGATAAAACACGATCAAATCTTATATATGAACAGCCTGCACCGGCACAAAAACCCGAAAAGAAAAAAAATATTTTCCTTACAAAGTCGAAGCCTGTATTTTGCATAAATTTAATTTCATATTCTTTCATACTGCTAACCCCGTTGCAACTCCTGCAGCAATCCAAAATCCTAGAGCACCTTTAAGTGCTGCTGCTACTTCCGCCACAGTTGCACCAGAACCTGCCAATGCAAAAAGTCCTTCAAGTTCTGTAGTGGCTAATCCCAAAGTGTTTAAAAATGCACCACCTCCGGATAAAAAAGCCGCAGCACCTATACCTGCCGTGAAAGCAGCAATTATTGCACAGTTTGGTTTATATTTGGTAATTAAAGTATTATATTCTTTTATATTAAATTTTTCAGAAATTGGAATTTCACGTATCTTTTTATTACTATCATAAAAAATTAATTTTCCGGGTTCATTTGAAATTAAAAAATTTCTGTTATGATTTTGAAACACGGCATAATTTTTAGATGTTTCTATTAACTTTGCGTTGTGCCCACAAAAAGCAAAAATAGATACGAAGATTGAAAAGAAAATTAAAACAAAATCAAGTTTTAAAAATATATTTTTTAAAGTTTTTTTCATAAATTCCTCTTCTTTTCTAACACAGTATTTACTTTTACACTAAAATATAATATAATATTAATTATAACAAGTTAAAATTAAACATAATTTATACTTTCTAAACTTTCCAGCTTTTCAAGAGGCTGTTTTTTTATTTTAAAAAATAAGAGGAGATAGAATGAAAATTTATAAATTTCATATATTTAAAAAAGATGAAGAAGAAAAATATTATAATTTTGAACGTTATGGTGAAAGCAAAGAGGAAGTAGAAGATATAGTTAAAGAAATATGTAGAGAAAATAATTTTACTTATATTTTTGTTAATTGTTAGCAAAGAAAATTAATCGAAAGCGGAAACTAAAAATTTATATTTATTTCATCAACCTCAACTATAACCTGCGTGTTATTTGTTTCTGAAATTGAAGAGCTGCTTTG